GACTACACAGCTAGCGATGGCACTAGCATTGTATTGACAGTTGGGGCATCTGCGAATGATGAATTAAATGTAGTTGCATTTAAATCCTTTACTGTTGCTGACATGGTGTCGGCTACCAACGGCGGTACATTTGGAAATGATATTACAATTAATGGCGACCTGACGGTTAGCGGTGCATTTACATCGCAAGGCATTGATGACAATGCTTCAAGCACTGCTGTAACGATTGATGGGTCAGGCAATGTGGGGATTGGGACAACCTCACTAAATATCTCTTCTGGGTACCAAACGCTATCTATTAACGGCTCAACAGGTGGGCAATTAGCCTTTCAAACAGGTGGTTCTGGAAAACAATTTATTTTTAGCACCTCAACAGATTTAGATATATACAATTCACAAGCAGGAAATATTAAGTTTTCCACAAACAACACAGAACGTATGCGCATCGCCAGCACTGGCGCCGTAACCATGAATAATGGCTTAACAATTTCTTCTGGTGGATTGGGCGTTTATGGTAACACTGGATTTAATAGTCCTGTTTTCTTAAACAATAGTGGGGGTAGCGGTAATTATTTTCAATCTGTGGCGACCAATGGTCAAGGTTCCATTTATGTTTACAATAATTACACCGCAGATAGTGTATCACGCTATCAAGTATATTTTTATCGGAATGGTAGCTTTGTCGGCTCTATCCAATCGTCTACAACTGCTACTGGTTACTACACCACTTCAGACTATCGCCTGAAAGAAAATGTTGTAACAATTACGGATGGTATTGAGCGTCTCAAACAACTAAAGCCAAGCCGCTTTAATTTTATCTCAACACCAGATCGTGTTGTTGACGGATTTTTGGCGCACGAAGCTGGTGCTGTTGTGCCAGAAGCAATCACTGGCGAAAAAGATGGTATGCGTAACGAAGAATATGAAGTCACGCCAGCCGTTCTGGATGATGACGGCAATGTAATTACGGAAGCCGTAATGGGTACACGCCAAGTGCCTGAGTATCAGCAGATCGATGAGGCTAAACTTGTACCGTTGTTGACTGCCGCACTGCAAGAAGCCATTGCTAAGATTGAAACCCTAGAAGTTAAAGTAGCCGCACTGGAGAACGCATAATGAGTAACGCCCGTGAGATAGCCCAGCTTGGAAGCGTACCGTCTGGGCGGAGAAATTTGATTATCAATGGTGCAATGCAAGTTGCGCAGAGAGGAACGACTGGCAATGTTACGGGTGGAACATTTGGCTATCCAAGTATCGATAGATATTTGTTTTCAGTTTCAAATACAACTGCAGTAATGTCAGTTGCTCAAGATAGCGATACGCCAGATGGTTTTGGCAATAGCATGAAAATAACAACAACAACATCGGCAACGATAGCAACAAATCACGCCATTACAATTCGTTATAATATAGAAGGTCAAGACGCACAGTCATTAGCTTACGGCACTTCTAATGCAAAAAATGTTACTGTTTCATTTTGGGTTAAATCTAGTTTAACTGGTAATGTTTGTGTTGGGTTAAATACTGGGGCATTTAGCAGAATTATAACATCTGTAATAACAATCAATTCGGCAAATACTTGGGAAAAGAAAACAATAACATTTGTTGGTGACACGGTAACCGCACTGGCAAACGACAATACAAATCAATTCGGTTTATATGTTGCTCTTACTGCTGGCTCAACATTTACGTCATCCGATAGTACAAGTTGGGGTGCATTTTCAAATGGTGGTTTTTGTTATGGTCAAACATTAGATTTGGCAGGAACAACCAACGCAACATTCCAACTCACAGGCGTCCAACTTGAAGTCGGCTCCGTCGCCACCGAATTTGAGCATCGGTCTTATGGTGAAGAACTGGCGTTGTGTCAGCGGTACTATGTATCTGGTGATATGGGTAGCGATGGAGGATATGGGTATAAATATTCTGCAATTACAACCATATACTTGTTTAATAGTTCAGGAAAATTCCTAGTTGAAATGAGAACCTCTCCTACAATCAGCGCTTCTAATGTAGTTTATTATAATTGTAGCTCTTTAAACATAAGTTCAGTTAGTACAAAAGTTTTTTTAACAAGAGTTTCTGCAAGTGCTGGTTCAACTTACAGGGCGATAGGACAATGGGAAGCTGATGCGGAGATTTAATAATATGATTATAGAAAATGCAATATATTTAGCTGATGATGAGGACACTGGTGTTCGAGTTATTAAATGCACGATAAATGGCAAGGATTTTTTTGTTCCATGCGTATCTGAAAATAAAGACTACGCAGAAATCATGCGCCAAGTTGAAGCTGGCACACTTGTGATTGGGGAGGCAGACTGATGAACGAAGAAGTCAAACAATCTGTTGATGTGGTAGCTGGCGGCGTAACTCTTGGCGCTTACTTTAGCTGGTTGCCAGAGGCTACAGCGCTTGCATCTTTAGTTTGGGTGCTTCTTCGTATCTATGAAACTGAAACAGTAAAAAAATTACTAAAGAAATCTAAGTAGGAAACCGATGCCTTGGAGCCAGTCACCACAATACTTACTGGTTTGGCTCTTGCAAAAGAGGGCATCGATTTTATTAAGTCAAATCTTGACACGATAGATGACGCCAGAGCCATTGGCGAACGTCTAATAAATATCTTTGAAGGCCACCAAGAATTTAATAAGAAGCGCTTTAACGGCGGCATTAAAGATGTTGCCATTGAAATGATTGAGTACCAGCAACAACAAGAGATGCTTTACGAGCTGAAGATGATGCTCGATCTAAGGTTTCACAATGGTTTCTATGATGAAATCCAAGCTGAGTATAAGAAAAGATTAAGAGAACAAAAAGAAATCGATAAACAAAATCGAATTCGTCGCAAGAAACAGGCAGAAAAAATACTACTACTCTCTCTTTTGATTGCTGCATTTGGTATCGTAGCGATAATTATTTATGTTGTGATAAGTCAAATCAATCGCTAAGTTATTCAAATGGATGATGAAGACGAGTTTGATTTAAGAGTTAGTATCGAACGCAACAATCTTGGCTATCAAGTTGTTGTGCGTATTAGTTACTTTGATGACATTGACCACGCTCATGTAGCGGCGGAGGAAATCTTTTCAATTATAAATGGTGGACCATCTGAGGGAGAAATAGTCCACTAGGAGACTGTCATGTTGCAAGCATTGATAGGCCCGATAGCCAATATTGCAGGGACTTGGCTTGAAGGAAAGCAAAAGAAAGCTGAGGCGAAAGCTAAGTTAGAAGTCGCCAAGGTAGAAGCCACAGTTAAGAAGGTCGAGCAAGACGGAAGCTGGGATGCACAAGCTATGTCCTCTTCCGATAACTCATGGAAAGATGAGGCTTGGACTTTAACCTTTATCTTTATCATACTGGCAAGCTTCATCCCACCACTGCAACCTTACATGCAAGCAGGGTTTGACTTCCTGCGTACTGCCCCTGACTGGATTCAGTGGGGCATACTTGCATCTATCGCCGCTTCATTTGGTTTGAAATCTATCACGCAATTAAAGAAATAAAATGATTACTGAACTTACAGAAATGCTAAAGAGGCACGAAGGTCTGCGCCTTGAAATGTATCACTGCACTGCTGGTGTCCCTACTGTTGGATATGGTCACAACTTACTGACTCCAATCACAGAGAAAGCGGCAGAGCAAATGCTTCTGGACGACATCGATGTCGTTGTAGAAGAGCTTAATAAGAACGTGTACTGGTGGACTGACCTGCCAGAAAACGCGCAAATCGTCATCGCCAACATGTGTTTCAACATCGGATGGCCTCGTCTGTCTCAGTTCAAGAAGTTCTGGGCGGCGCTCGAAGAAAGAGATTATGAGCGTGCGGCTTATGAGATGGAAGATTCACGTTGGTTTAAACAGGTAAAAGGGAGAGCAGAAGAGTTAAAACAACTCATGCTAGATTGTAATGCCAAGTCCTAAACTATCCACCAAGCTAATGATCGAGGCGGTCAATGCCTTCGAACAATTCAATTCCATACAGAAAGCCGCAGAGTATCTGCAATTACCACGCACAACATTCCAAGCTAGGCTTCGCACAGCTCAGGCAAACAACATTGAACCTGATCTTAATTTAATTTCATATGAGGTAGAAGAATTACCAGACGATGACATCCCTGTAGATGAAATCGTAGATAGCCTTACAAGCCGTTTTAAGAAGCGTAGAGAGCATATCGAAGCTAAGAAGTGGCGAGGTATCAGAATGAAGACGAACGCCCCCATAGGGCTTCTATGGATGGGAGACCCGCATGTGGATGATAACTACTGTGACTGGGAAACTCTACGTCATCATGTGGATATTATTCAATCTAATTCTAATATCTATGCTTGCGGTCTTGGCGACTACCAGAATAACTGGGTTGGTCGTCTGTCGCGTTTATACGCAGATCAGGACACTTCGCATGAGACTGCATGGAAGCTAGTTGAGTGGCTCATCCAGAGCATCAACCCTCTCATATTGATTAGTGGCAACCACGATATGTGGACTGGTGCTGGCGACCCTCTCAAGTGGATGGCTCGATCACGCACCATCCATGAAGACTGGGAAGCCAGAATAGAAATGAAGTTTCCAAATGGTAAGAGCTGCTTTATCCATGCCGCACACGACATGCCCGGCCATAGTCAGTGGAATCCACTTCACGCACAGCAGAAGATGGCAATGTTTAAAAGCAATGCTCATCTCTATATTGCTGGACATCGACACAACTGGGCGCTGGCTAATGTGGAGTTGGTCGAGCAGGGCATGACTACATGGCTGGCTCGCGCTCGTGGTTACAAGTATTGGGATACATATGCGCTAGTCAAAGGGTTTGATAACCAACGCTTTGGACATGCAATCTTGCAGGTGATAGACCCTAATGCGTCTAACCCTACTGGGTTTACTCAGTGCTTTGTAGATGTAGATACAGGTGCAGACTACTTGAATTACCTTACTCAGAAGTATCAGAAGTAGTCTTCAGCAAGCCTCGTTGCGATACAATATCGGCCGCAATTCTTAGCATGTTGAGCATTTGCGCGTCGCTTATCACGACTGTGTGATTGGCTCCGTCCGTGCCTTTGTAACAAAGTTCAGCCGCATATTCTTTTTCTGCGGCGGCTCTCATATAGAAATGGTGTGGGCCTGTCAGGTTCATAATGTATTCCTCTGCTATTTGCTTGCGGTGTAACCGCCACCCCCGACTGTCGTTGGGGATGGCGGCTATCTCGCGCAGGGCATCTTCCGCCCGTAATGCACGCTCTTCCCAGTTCATTAGAACGGGATGCTGTCGTCTACAGGCTGGCTAGTATTGCCCCCTGCATTCTGTGTGCGCTTGTCAGAAATCTCTAGCGACATGTATTTTAAGTCGCCTTTGCTCTGCCGCCATGTACTAATGCGGCGTCCATCAAACGGCCCAGTGTAATCTGGGGCTTTGTCGTTCCCTTTCTTATCGTTTTCGAACAAGGTTCCGACCTTCTTGTAGATATCAATAATCTTTCTACCATCTTTGGTCTGCGTCATAGTGAAGATTAGGTTTTCATCCTGCCCATCATTATTTGCCTTACCAGTTAAGATCATCTTTTGTTCGGGGTACGGTGGGAATACCGCACCACGGTTTGTGTTGTCATGTTCAGACATCACCATTCTCCTTTTGCTTTCGCCTCTGCCGCATATTTGTTATCGTGTTCTCCAAGGAACACATCCGCATTGAAACCAAGGTGCGACAATGCCTTAGTCAATCCGTCAGTCAACGCCATCTTAGGCGCATCCTCATTTATCACAGTCCCACGTTTTGGGTGGTTCATATGAATAAATGTTCTGCATCCAGCAACAGGTCCGTACTTATGAAGTTCACCACCTACCCAATAGATTATAGTAATCTCTGCAACGCACATAGTTACATCACCATGCGAGATATATTTATACTCTACATCGTAACTCCAGCCCTTACCTACTGGGCCGAAAGCTTCTGTTGCTGATCTAATTTGATACTGAGGGTCGATGCTGGTGAACGACCGCGCACCAATACTAACCTTCTTTAGATATTTAGGGTTTGATTCTTTGACGCTGTTCCACAGCGATAAGTTATCACTCATCATCCTCTCCTTCTGTTTGACGATACATTTGATTATTAAACATTTGGACTTTGGAATCAAGCTCATTCAGCTTGTCAAAGCCAATGTAGGCATCAATTATATTCTTTCCATGCAAGACAGTAGTGTGGTCTCGACCACCAGTCCAAGCGGCAATCTTTGGTAGGGAATGTCCGTACTTGTAAGACAACCAATAGAAAGAAAACCGAGGAATGATAATCCTGCGAACGCGACTTGGACTTTTTATTTGTTCTACAGTTACGTTGAATTCCTCAGCTATTACTTTGGCGACTGTTGCCATTCTAATTCTCATACTTCCTCACAACTGTTAGCTCTAAACGACCGCCTCGATATAGAATACGCACGGCTTCTTGAGGTGTATGAATCCACACACTTCTCCAGCCAAGGCTGTACTCGTTACCGATCATATGCTCTAATGGTTCTGCCTCCTCATCTATGAGTGGGCCTGTGTCGGTGAATGCTGTCATGGTAAATCTCCTTAATGACGATGGACGGGGCTACTCTGTAGTCCCGTCTTTGTTTATGTTGAAGCGTAATGCTCCGTTCTTTGATCGCTTGATCGTGAGTGGTTGCGAATAAACTTCCCTTTCGTTGTTGGCAACCATGGCTTTTAAAGTTTTCTTTGCTGACTCGTGCATTGAGTGAGCTTCGATTGTTTCGATAAACTGGTGCGCTTGATCGAGGAACATGTTGTCTCCGTCTGCACATCGAGCAACCATGTCGTCTAGTTCGATGTGATCTATCCCGATAGATGGTACATGGACAGCATTTGGTGGAGCTGTATCGCTTTGTACCAAGCTCCAAAACTCATTTATATTTACCATCATGGTGTCATAGTAATGCTTGTCCCAACTCACCTTGCAATATTCATAGCGGCGATTGCCAAAGATATTTGCAAAGTAAATGAAAGGCACTGCCGCCATGTGCATGTAGAGTTGCAGTTGCGGCATGTAGTTTGCCACTTGCTTACTGAGTGTGTTGCCTTCGTAGGTGTGTTTGACTTCAAGGACACACCGTTGCCCCTCATACATAAACTCTGCATCGAGTGTGGCTCTGAGTGGTACGCCGTGTGCGCTTCTGCCTTGGTACTGCGTCTGCTTGCCTGTGATTTCTACGCCCATGTCTCTTGCAAACCAGTGGATGTTGAAGTCTTCCGTCGCAATACCGAGCTGTACTGCAAACACATTGCTTAGGTCTTCAGGCTGTGTGCGTCCTGTTTTTTCCAGCCATAGTGACGACCAGTCCCCGCGCATAATCTTCAGGGCATCCGAGCCGCCGATTGATTTAGTTCTGTCCATGTTGTTCCTCCTTTGCAATTAATCTTTCCAACGCCTTGGTTGGGATTCGGATTAGTATTTCGCCTATACCACGAGGCAGATCACCCGCCTCGATCTGCGCACGGGTGTCATCGATAGCCGCCTGTGCTTTCTCTTTTGTCCAGCCCTGTGAAGCAGGGTCGTCTTTACTACCCCTTACTTCGTGGCGAGGGTCATTGAATATCGCCTTGGGTTGGAATGGTGCAACGTGTGTACGGTAATGCTCCGATGCCACGTTGGATGCACCTTTACTTATGTCTGCAAGATTGAAAAAGAATGTAGATGTATGTCCGTCAACTACCTTGCGCCATACGTTGCGAAGCATATCAACAAAGTGATCTTGGTTCTGAGCAAATGGCAGTCTGTTGTTTAACATCTCAACTGCTTCTGCTGTAAACGCATCGATAGCATTTTGCTCGACCAAGTGTTTGTGTGGTCGATAAAGAGAAGTCATCTTCTTGATAAATGTTTTCTCTATAATACTCTTGCGTTGGTATTCAGATAGCTTGCCCTCGTCAAACTCAATCATCTTTTACCTTCTTCTTTATCTCATAGTCTTTTACAAACTGCTCGAGCACCCTGTCAGGCACTATCATTATCCATCGCGGCTCGCCTTTACCGCGCTTGAATAGGGCTATGTCACGGCCCTCAAGCACAGTAAAGGGCGATGGAAACCCACTGTCTGCACGGTACTTCACTTCTGCAATAAGCTTTAGGTCTGCAAGTTGGATTACTAAATCACCTGCATATTCACCTCCGAGTGCGCCTGATAGTGGTTGCTTCCGTACTGTGATGCCCCACTTTTCTAGTAGCTTCACGAAAAACTTTTCGTGGTACGCACCCTTCTGTTTACTTTTGCTTGTCATTAAAACTCCCAGTCGTTGTTGCGAACAGCTTGCTCAGCTCGTGCTTTCTCTGCCGCCCAAAGTTTCTTGTCTCTTTGATAGGTGGTTTCATGGCACGGTAAACAGAACACCAATGCTTCTGTCCATGTGCCATCTGGGAGATCGTACCGCTTGCAGATAAACATATGCGTGTTTACTCCACATTCGGAACAGATAGCTGGCTGTCCAATGGTGTCAGTTTTTTTCCGTGCCATGATTTCCTCCTCTTGACATAGATATTATTGTGGTACTATAAGCAATTAAGGGTTGGGCTTTTCTCGGCCGACGAAAAGGTGCTAGTTTTACTGGCGCCTTTTAGTTTTGTGGAAAGCTTTCCTCCTTAATTGCCTGTGAATATTAACCCACAGGTCGCAAGACTTCAACAGGTTTTGTTGAACTTTCTTTAAGCTCAATTATTTCATCGCGTAATTTTTTGATTGTTTCAGCTTGAGATAGAATTGTATCAAGCAAATGTGAAATGTTTGATTCTAAAGCATCAAGCACTGCACTTTTATTTAACTCTGCTCTTATCTGCGCTCCAAAGGAATGGTCAATATTAACTGTCCCGATGGAATCGACATCAAGAGTAAGATCAACTTCTATTTCGTAGTCGTCATTTGCGATCATCTCAAGAAGTTTTAGCGGAGATATATCACTGATATCAGAGTCAATATCTACTGTTATGTGGTCATAAACTTCAAGTTCTTGCATAGTATGTTCCTCCTTAATATGCAATTTCGTCGTCAATAATTGTGGCTTCATAAGCCGTTAAGTGTTTGTCTTCCCAGTTCTTGATCGCTTTGCTGACAAACTTACCACGCTTAAAGTCAGCGTTGGTAACTTCAAAGGTATCTGCAAGCACTTCGATGTCTTGCGGAGTACCCATAAGCGGAGCGACATGCTCTGCTATAAACTCGAGGTGTCTTTTTTCAAACAGCTTGGACATATAATTTCCTCATATCTTTGTTGGTTTCGTTGAACCATTGCCATGCAAATTTATATAGATTGCGATAGATGCTGTCTGAAATAATATCTGTTGCATCTATGTATGGTTCAGCGTCAGCGTTATTGCATAAAGACGGATTGCTTAGAGCAACAATTAATAAAAGCGATCGTTCTTTAGGTATGATTGCTTCGATTTGTTTTATCATAGAACTTTCAAAGTCTTCTCTTGTTACATCTAAGATAGTAAATCGCATTGGCCTAAGCCATTCGATTAGTTGCTCTTGTAGGTCTTCGTATGTTGGACTCATGTTTTCCTCCTTTTGAGTCGAGGGGTTGGCTGCATCTGCCCTCGCCCACACGGGGCAGATGCAACCAATCCCGAAGTTTTATTCAGCTTCTCTGTTTATGTACTCGTCTGGAATAATATTCCATCCAGCACAAAATTTATTTGCTGA